ATATAATAAACATGCCTTTTTCAGATTTCTTTATTGAAAACTTTATTGAAAACAACCCATCATTATTACTACCAAAAACTAAAATAAATTAAAGGATCAAAAAATGAATGTTGATCTTCGTGAAGCATTAGAAGATGCAGATAAATGGTATGAGCTATATCTTGGACAGAAGCTAGCCAATCAAAGATTGGTAGATGAAATTAACAAGCTCAAGGCAGAGCTGTTGACTGTACAGCATGATTATGATATAGTGTCTGAGATGTTAACAGAAGAGCAGAACTTGAGGAATCGTGCTTATGGGTAATTTGTCTATTGATATTGACCAAAAATATTTTGAAGAAATTGAATTAATCGAGAATGTCTTACCCGACAGTCTTTATCAAGTTCTTTTAGATAGGTATAAGAATCCTCCATTAACATATGGATGGAAGTCGCATTCTGATAATGATCCTCATGGCCACTGGAATCTCAATCTTGCAAAATATAATAGCAGATTTAATCTTGCTGACATTACACCCACGTTGCATGAAATCGATCTTGATGTTTGGAATTATCTAAAACAAAACATCAAACAATTAAACGATCATGTGTTGATTAGATGTTATATCAACGGATACACATACGGTAGCGAAGGCTATTATCACAGAGACAGTTCAAGGAAAGATGAATATACAACTGTTCTCTATCTGAACGAAAAGTGGGAATTGGATTGGGGTGGTGAGACTACGTTTGTTAACGAGGATCCTTCTCCCAAGATTGTCTTTTCTGCACTTCCACAAAAGAATTCTTGTGTTGTTTTTAATTCAAATATCCAACATTGTGGTCGAGGTGTATCACGAAAATATAATGGATTGAGACTCGTATATGTTATCAAGAGTAGGAAGAAAAGAACAGAAATGTTCGAGAAGTTAAGTAATTTTCTTTGTGAAAATGGTGCAATCAACCATGGACACAAGAATGGAACTCTTCATGATCATCTGGTCAGAGTATATCAATTGTTAGAATCTAAAGGTCTCGATCAGAGCATTTGTCTTGGTGGAGGTCTTCATTCTATTTTTGGTACCAATGCTTTCACAACAGCAACGTTTCAAAAGAATGATACGACTAAATTAAATGAAGCATTTGGCAGAGAAGGTGTGTTTCTCGCCAGATTGTTTAGTGATATTAATAGACCTTTTACACTCGAACAACCCGAACGATTCGAAGGTGATAATGTTATATTGAAACTCAACGATGGTAATCAAGGAACAGTAACTAAAGATATCTATCAGAAACTTATGTATATTGAATGTGCCAATCTTCTTGATCAGAAATCATTGAAACAAGAAAGATGGCCTAATCTCTACAAGTTGTGGAACCAAGAGGAAAATTAATGGCTAAGTCAGCTTTGAAGGTTGGACGTACTAAAAAAGTCAAGCGTGTAACCAAATCTGAAACATATCTTGTCAACTGGAAGTATCTTGGTGAAGAGCCAAAGAATGTTTCCTCGATGGTTGACTTGATTAGAGCTTTCACATGGTATAACAGCATGGTCGAGAACGAAGAGGCTCGTCAGTATATCAAGGACTACTTCAAATCTGATAAGTTGATGCAAAAGATCGTTGACAAGATTCCTGAAAGCAAGATTCCTTTGACATCAGCATGGTTGTGTCGTATTGCAACAAACCAGAATAGAGATCTTGAGCCAAACGATTGGGTTCGTGTCAACAACGATATCAAGTATGCTGTCGGTTCTTCCCACATCGAAGAAAAGTCAAAAGATAAGGTTGTTGAAAAGTCTTCTATTCAGGATCGTGTCAAGGAACGTTTCTCTGATATTATCGGTGATGTAGAGGTATTGGTTGATAGCAATCAATCAGTCAACATGTATGAGTGGCTTCAAAAGAATCAGATTCCTGCTGCTCATGCAAAGAAGATTGCTGATTACTACAAGCCTTTGTTGGAAGAATACCAATATGCTTCTACTGTCGATAATGAAGGATACCAACATTATTCTAAAGCTCAGCTTAAATCGCGTTTGGCATTTATTCATAGTCTAATTGAAGACTGTCTGCGTTTTTCTGGCAATGTCAAGAAGGCTCGTGCTCCTCGTAAGAAGAAAGCACCTACAACCGAGAAGCTGTTGAAGAACTTTGTTTATCTAAAGGCATACAATGAGTATAAACTACAATCGATTGACCCCGCAACGATTATTGGCGCTCAAGAACTTTGGACTTTCGATACTAAGAGTAATAAGCTCTCCGTATTTCGTGCTAGGGGTCCTGCAGGGCTTACTGTTAAGCGAACTGCTATTGATGGCTATGATGTCGATACATCATTGACAAAGAAGATTGGTCGTAAGACAGAAGAAACATTGAAGAAGGTCTTGACAGGTGGAAAGATTGTTCTTCGAAAGCTGATGGATGAAATTACTGCTGGTCCTACTAACTTCACAGATCGCATAAATAAAGAGGTAATCCTCCTTAAAGCGGTGAGGTAATATGACCGATAACGTAATTCAATTTCCTGCTAAAAACATAGCAAATATATTTCCATCAACGATTGAACAATCATTAGAACACCTCGATGAAGTTCGCAAAGACTATTGCGACGAGGTAACAGAAGATGCCGTCGAAGCTGTATTTTCAGTATTCACATCATATGGTATTCACGTCAAGCCTGATGAAAATGCAATAAAGTATATTGTGTTTATGGAAGAGGCTATTAAGTCACTTCTTTATTCTGTAAAAAAACTACCACATGGCTTCCAAGAAGTTGCACAAGTTTCAATTACAATAAACGAAGATGCAAGGGAAGAAATGGATAGATTGATTGGTGAATCTGTTGACTAATAATTAATAAGACTATATAATATTATAGTAAACAGATTTAGTGGAACATTTAACATGATATTGGTTGATTTTAATCAGGTAATGATCTCCAATCTGATGATGCAGATTGGAAACCATACTAACATTCCTATTGAAGAGGGATTGTTTAGACATATGGTAATTAATTCTCTTCGTTCATACAAACAAAAGTTTGGTAGTGATTATGGAGAGATTGTCATAGCTTGCGATGACAAAAACTACTGGCGCAAGCAAATCTTTCCTTATTACAAAGCAAATCGTAAAAAGAATCGTGAAGCTTCCGAGATCAATTGGACAATGGTTTTTGAGACGTTTAATAAGATCAAGAGTGAAGTAAGAGAAAATTTTCCCTATCGAGTTGTCCAGGTTGACTCAGCAGAGGCAGACGACATCATTGCAACTCTTGTTGGTGAATATTCTGAATTAGAAGATATTATTATTCTTTCTGGTGACAAAGACTTTATTCAGCTACATTCTGAAAATGTCAAGCAGTATGATCCTGTTCGTAAGAAATGGATCAATCACGACAATCCCGAGAAATATTTGTTCGAACACATCCTCAAAGGAGATGCAGGTGACGGTGTTCCAAATGTGCTTTCTAATGATGATGTTTTTGTTAATGGTGGACGTCAAAAACCGCTGACTCAAAAGAAGATCGACAAGATATATAATGATGGAGCTGTGATCCTAGACACAATTGCAGATAGAAACTTCTCTCGTAATAAAATGCTTGTTGATCTTTCACAGATTCCAGAAAGCATTAAAATCTTAATCTTAGATAAATATAACAAGGAATCAGGTAAGGACCGCAGCAAGCTGTTCAATTACTTTATTTCCCACAAATTGAAACTTCTTATGGAAAATGTTGGTGAGTTTTAACAATGAGTTTTACATATAAAATGACTGCAGTCTCTGACTTGCTTGAACAAATTGGTGAGTTGCCTAAAGTAGAAGATAGAGTTGCTGCTCTAAGAGCAAATGGCAATCCTACATTAAAGAGTATCTTGGGACATATGTTTGATCCTAGAATTAAATTTGCACTTCCAGAAGGAACTCCTCCTTACAGACCAAGTAAGTTTGATGAGCCTGCTGCTCTTGTACAACAAGTGTCAAAATTCTATCTTTTTGTTGAAGGTGTTGGACCAAGAGATATGAAGCCTCTTCGTCGTGAACATTTGTTCATTCAATTGCTCGAATCAGTGAGTCCTAATGATGCACTATTATTAATTGCAATGAAAGAAAAAAGAAGTCCATTTCCAAATATCACATACGATCTTGTTAAACAAGCATTTCCGGAGCTTTTTGCGTAAGATGACTATTAAGGTATCTAAGAATAATAAATTTGACTACAAAAAGAATAAAAACAAATATAACAACGACGATGGTTACATTTCTCTCAACGAAATCAAAAAAGATCGTCACCAGAAGCAATATCGCAACTACGATAATGCATTAAGATCCAAAAACTTAGATAGATTGCTCTCATATGATGACGATTGATTTTGATTCAATACAATTTGCATTGTATTATTCATTACTAATAATGATAATCTCTTTTTATTATTATCAAAAAGGAAAGAACGAAGGAATTAAACATACGACACAAGTTATGTTTAAGTTCGAACCAGAAGCATTAATAAGAATGCAAAACAAACTAAAGAAAGCGATTAACAATGTCACAGAAACAGATGCTTGATAGTAAACAAGTTGGTAATGTAATAGATGAGTATTACAATCCTAGAAACCTCAATGAGAAAGCACACCTCGAAGATTTGGTCGAAGAAGAGATGCGTGCCAAAGGTCTCGATCCACTAAATAAGGATGACGTTCAAAAGTATTGGATGTCCAAAGGTATAACAT